GCCAGATCCCGCGCCACCGCCAGGCGCTTGCGTGGCGCTCGCCGTGCCCGCGTTCGAGACATTGCCGCTTGCCGCGCTCGCGCCCGGTGCCTGTGTCGCTGCCGCGCTGCCGCTCGCGCTAACGCCGCCCGAGGCGCCCGCCCCGCCTACAGCCTGCGTCCCGGCCGCCGTGCCCGACATGCTCACGCCGCCCGATGCTGCGCCCGTCGACTTGCTCGAAGTGCTCGCGCCGGTGCCGGTGATCGCCGCCGGCGCACTGCCGAGATACTTCACCGCGTGGAGCATGACGTTGAACGACGAGCCGACATTCGTCGTGATCAGCGTCTTGATCGTCAGCGTCTGAGAGGCAGAGTTCGCCGCCCAAGTGATCGTCGTCGCGTAGAACTTCTGATTGCCGCTGCCAGTCGTGCCCGGCGAGACGGTGTAGGCGGTCGCGCTGCCGTCCGAGAGCGTCGCGGTCAGCGTGCAGGCGCTCGAATAGGCCGCCCAATAGATCGTCAGCGTGCGCGACGTCGTGTCCGCAGGCAGAACTATCTGGATGCCTTGTCCGGTCGCCGTCGTGTTGTCGGCATAGATGCCGCCCGCGAGCGCCGTCGCTGAAGCCGTGGGCGTGCCATCCGTCCACGTCATCTTCGGGCCGTCCGTGTAGCCCGTGAACGTTACACCCGAACCGATCGTGGTCGGCAGCCCGATCGTCGACCCGCCGCCCGACTTCCGGTTGACGGACGTTGCTGACTGCGGAAACTGAATCCAGTCGGTCTGAACCGGCGACGAGAGATTGAACGTCTCGGTGCCGGCCAGAACTGTGTTCGAACCGGTGAGAGTGCCCATTGCGGTCGCCTATGCGGCCGCTTACTGGCCGTTCGTGTAAGTGCTCGAAGAGATGCTGACCGTCTGGCCTTGCGCGATCGTCGTGCTCGACAGATTCAGATCGCATCCGCTTGTGCCGACGCTGCCGTCGACATGCGCCGTGCCGCCCGACGTGCGCAGGCGGTACCAGGTCGCCGTCTTGCCGGTGCCCGCTGCCGCCGTCCCTGTGCCGTTGCTGATCGCATTTGCTGTCAGCACCCCGCCACTGGAAGCCGCGGCAAAAGTCGCGCTGCAGGGAAGCGTTGCAAGCAGATTTTGCGTCGTGACGGCCACGTCGGGCGATGCGGGCTGCGTGCCGTCGTAAAGGTCATACGCGCCGCTCGTGCCGACCTTCGCCGTGATTTGATCCTGCTGTCCGTTCTTAAGCACGGCGCTGTACTTCAGATTCGATGCCATGTGTCATTCCTTCGCGGTGGTCGTGAGCGTGCATGCGCCCGCAATCACTCCTTGCTGCTGGAGGATGCAGACGTAGTGCTGGAGGTATTCGGCTTTTGCGCGGGCGTCGCTATCAGCGTCGTCGACGATCCCGAAAAGAGCTGATCCAAACGCAGGTGATAGCTCGGCTGTGCCACCGGCACCATCGCCCACGCTGCCGGTGCTTGCGCCTGAATCTGCGGCGTTGCCACTGCTTCCGGGGGTGTAGGCGGTGACTGCGACGCGCAGCCGGCGAGCTCCATCAGCGATAGCAGCGCGATTCTTCGCATTGTCGGCGTCATGAGAGGCCTTCTCCTGGTTGAGTTGCGCGTCGAGCGTCGCGAGCTGCGCGGCCGCATCGTTCTGCTTCGCGATGGCCGCGCGTGCCGCGCTGGCCGCCGCATCTGAGACTGCCTTGAGCTTCAGCGCGTTTGTCTCGTTGTCGCGCGCGTGCGCAGTCTGCTCTGCGGCGAGTTTCGTCGAGTCAACGGTATGTAGCGCCGCGCCGCCGATAAAGATGCCGATGACACCCGCGATGACACCAGTGAGGAAATATGGGCTCACGCTTCGACCTCCGGTAGATCGACGGTTTGATTCGCAAGTTCGTGCGTGCAGTCGCCGAGAAATTGAATCCGACCATCAGTCACAAACGAGTGGCAAACCTTCTCCACCGGATTCGTTCGCGGCGTTTCCGTCCACCAAACCTTGATAGATGGCGAGAATGTCGGCTTGTCGGCGTCGCCATTGAACGACCAGTGCGGGCGCCCTGGTGACTTCAGATAGACGACATGAAGCATGCCGCAGCCGGGGCAATCGAAAAGCGCATCGCCGTTCTGGGTGATTTCGATTTTTGCCATGTCAGTTTCCTCGGCAGGCCTGCGCCTCGAGCTGGCGACGCGTCACGATTCCGCCGCAACGATTCGCGGCGATCGCGCAGTCCTTGCCGGCGACGAATCGCCACTTCATAAACTCGGAGCACGCGCCGGGGAAGTCGCGCGCGATGTAGCGCTTGCGCAGCGTCGACCCCTTGTAATTCGGTACGCCGATGTTGTAGGCGAGATCCACGACGGCGACCTTCTGGCCGTCCGTTAGCGTGTCGAACCCAGGTGTGATGTCGCGCACGGCCGACGCGTATCCAGCGAGGCTATCGCTGAGCATCGACTTGCACTCGGGCAGCGTGTACGCGCGCATATCAACGTTCGTCTCGCCGAAACAGACCGTTTGGACGTTGTTCGCGAGACGATCGTTGTACGGCTTGAGCGAAACGCCTTCCTGCGACGCCGTCAGCGCGACAAGCGCAGCTGCCGCGGCAGCGCCGAGCGTCGCGGCCAGCGTCTTCTTGCCGGGCCGCTTACTCGGCTGCTGCGCTTGCGTCGCCATCCGCTACCCCACTCGTGGTCGTTTTCGGAGCCGTCGTCGTGTAGCGCGCGGCGATGATCGCGAGACAGCCAACCGTGATCGCAATCGCGAGCCGCCAGCTATCCGGGAGAAGCGACTTCACTTCGTCGGGCATGCCCGTCCATGCCGCCTCGATGAAAGGCGACGCGGCGGAGACAGCGCCGAGCGCCGCCGCGATGATCGTCGATGAATACGTGTGCACCTTGGCCGCGTCATCGACCAGGCGAAGCTTTAGGTTCATAGGGCCTCTGAAAAGAAAAACCCGGCGCGCGGCCGGGTCGAGGTGGAAAACCAAAGATGTCAGCGGCGACTCCCTGCCCATGGGGTAGAGGGCACAACGGCTGTCGGGTGCGTTGCAGTGTCGAGCTTCTTCTCGGTCGCCTTCGCCGTACTCGCCGCTTCGGCAGCGCTTGCAGTGGCGACGGATACCTTCTGCTCGACGACATCGGTTTTCTTTGCCGCAGCAACCGCCGCCGCAGCTGCCGCGCGCGTCTGCTTGAGCATCGTCGCCGCGCGCGCGTCGGTGACCTTGGCTCGGTCACCGAGGCACCGCAGCGTGTATGCGGCGAGCTCGTTGAGCTTCTGCAATCCCTCAATCCGCCCAGCAAACTCGCGCGTGCACGCTTCGCGCGTTTCCTGTCGAACCTTCGGGAACCGTGCAAGGTATGCAGAGCGCTCGGCTTGCCAATTCGCGCGCTCGATCGACATGCCCCACTGCCCAATAAAGAAGCCGACCGCAGCGACGCCAGCCAGCCCTCCAAGCAGGCACACGCCGACAACCCACCAACGCCAGTCACGAACGCGAGACATCTGACTCCCTCCGGTTGCCGATCGCCCGCTCAAGGCGTTCGATTCTGGTTTTCAGTTCGAGCACTTCTGCCTCCGCGCGCTGCGCACGTCGGTCAGCAGCGTCGGCGCGCTGCTCTGCGGCCCGCATGAGTTCCTCGGCGCGATCGGCGCGCTGCACCGCGAGAAGCTCACGCGCCTCGGCACGGCCCGCACGCTCTTCGGCCAATGTGGCAAGCCGCTCGAAGCGCCCGATAGCTTCAACCTGCGCGGCAGAGTCGGCCTTGACGATGTTGGCTTCGCCTTCGCTCTCAGCTTGCCGCCGGCGGTCGATCTGACGCCACATGCGGCCGCCGACCCAGAAAGTGCCCACGCTTCCGAGAGCAGTCACAATCGACTTAACGCCCTCGTTCCAGAATTCCGACATCTGGCATTTCCTCAAGTGAGCCGCGAGGGCATAAATGCCGCCCGAAGGCGGCGAACACAAAGCATCCAAGCGTGACTTCTGGAAAGGTCCGGTATGATACGAATCTTCTTTGAAAACCTTACCAACAGCCTACGAGGGCGCATCAAAGTCATGAGTAACCTGCGACGCATATCAAAAATGGTATTGCCCTATGGAGTTATCAGGGCATTCCAACTTCGACGCGAGAAACGTGATTTGCTGGCGACGATCGACGCGCAAAGAGCATCGGCGGAAGCACAAATAGCGTCGGCGTCTGAAGCCTCTGCAAGAGCTTCCGCTTTGGCGGCCGAGGCGGTGGCCAAGGCGGCGGAAGAGGTTGCGAATATGGCAAAGATTGCGAGAGAAGAGGCTGAGCGGGCTGCCGAAGAGATACAACGTCGCGACAGAACTATTCTTGACCTTGAGAAAAAAATTGCCTATGTTCCGCCGCTCAAGCTAACTGAGGAGCACGTGCGCGGCGCTCAGTTGTTTTCCGACCGGTTTAAGATGATCGAAGGGCTTTCACTGCCTAGAGAGAATCCGGTAATTGGCGAAATCGGTGTTGCGCTTGGGACATTTACCGATGTCATGATCAAGAAGTTCAGGCCATCAAAGTTTGTCGCATTCGACACATACAACCTGCACGCGTGCCCGCTGATTTGGGGCGAACCCAGTGCTGTCGTTCTCAAAGGGATGACGCATCTAAATTTCTATAAAGATAGATTCGCTGCGCAAGGCGATGTGATGACATATGAGGTCGGAAATTGTCACGAAACGCTTGGCGCATATCCTGATGAGACGTTCGACCTGATTTATATCGACGCTGGTCATGAATACGCAGATGTCAAGATTGATACGCTTAACGCAGCGCGCAAGCTGAAGCCTGACGGAATCATCATCTTCAATGACTATGTGATGTTTGATCATCATGCGAATATTCCCTATGGAGTTGTTCGCGCGGCAAACGAGCTGATCGTTGAGGATGATTGGCGCATCGTCGGTTTCGCGTTTCACCATGAAATGTTTTGCGATCTCGCAGTGAAACGCGCCTCCGTACCCACTAAAGTGCAGCTGCCGCAATGAAGAGCGCGTCGAGTGCGGCGTCGTTTAGCCCAACGGCAGTCGCGAGCTGAACCAACAATGGCGACGAACGTTCTGCCGTCGCTCCGCCCCACTCGACCTGAGCTTTGAGCTTGTCGATGCCGGTCATCGAAGCAATGGCGTCCTCGACAGCCTGATACTTCCCGGCATCTATGAGCGCGAGCTTCGCCTGGCGCATGCTCACGACCGAAGGCGGCGGCGGGGTCGGGTTAATAAACGCCTGGTACCGAGTGTCACCGGAATCGATCGTTGCCTGATTCGGGTAGATACTCGGATCTTGCGGGCAGCCAAAAGACGCGACGATCGTCGTCTCGGTTGCGTCGCTGAATTGGACGTAAGCTTCCATTCCTGATCCTTATATCGTGTAGCCAGTGATGAAGATATTGAACGTCACTGCGCCGCCGCCAGCCGTCGTGCTGTAACCGATGGCTTGTGACTTGACCACCGCGTTTTCAAACACCTGTGTCGATGCAGCGTTAGCGAGGCAGTACATGCCCATCGGGTGCGTAATAACGCCGCTCCCGGCTGTTCCGGAAGTCCACAGGTTAAGCGTCATGAGAACCGATGCAGTCGACAACAGCGAACAGTAGCCGCCATAGCGCTTTGCGTTCAGCGGAACAGCGCCGGCGATGCTGAGGGACGTCTGCGACTGCGCGGTCGTCGTGTTCAGCACCTGTATCGCTGCAAGCCGAAGATTGCGATCTTGCAATTCGCCCAAGACAAATTGACCACTGCCGTTCGTAGGCCACACTGCTACCAACGCGCTAGCGGTATAACCTGCTGGCATATTCGCGCCCGCGTAGACCTCGCTGCGTAGCACGCCGGCACTTTGGGCGAGCAGCGCGGATGCGCCCGACGTCGGGTTGTAGATGGCATACACCGCAACGTAGCTCGACGCCGGCGCGCTGCCGGTGTCCATACCGCCCGCGCCAGTCGTGGCGAGATTGATGGTCTTGCTGAAACTGGCGAGCTTGAATGTCTGGCCGCCGAGCGCCGACTCGACAGTGAGTTCATCTGCCGTGAGCGTGGCAGAAGCCGACGCAGCCGTGACGGACATTGCCACGTTGCGCGCCTGCCCGATTACTGGCGAATACATCTTCTGCAGCGCGCTATTCACTTGGTTATAGGCGGTCTTCGAACGCGTGATACCTGCGGACGCGAGGATCGCGCACAGCTCTTCTTGAATCATGTTCAGCCACGATCCGCGCACGTTCGTTGCAGGAGTCCCCGCCGTCGGATTGCCTTCGGTGAAATAACCCTCTGTGCCGGCGGTTTCCGGCGTCGGGAGGGACGTCGCGGCGGTTGCATCATCGATTCGAAACATGGTGCCTCTTATGCGTAAGCGAAAATTGGAATCGTGTGCGCCGGCATCACTGCGCGGAACTCGCACTCCAGAACTTTGTTGCCCCACGATGCGAGCGGATCGCCAGCGGCCATCGAACCAGCCACTGCGCGGACGACGGTGTTCAACGGTGCAGTGATCTTCCAGGCGAAATTCCAGTCATAGCCGCAGCACGGCTGGCCGGCTCGCAGCATGCCCGCGCGCGCCTGCGTGTACTGGGTGATTGCCACGGTGTACCCGAGCGAAGCTGCGAACGCTGTAAGCGCTGGAATCGAAGCTCCGCCCTGAGCCGTCAACCTTGCAATCACCTGCGCGCGACGCGCGGCGATCGTTGGAGCGGTGCCGGCGCACGGGTCGGGTAAGCCAAGCGTCGACTCCCACTCCGGCAGAAGCTCGTAGGTCGTCGAGGGGAATGCGTCGACCAGAAGGTAGTTGGCGCGCGCGGTCTGTCGCTCGTATGAAGGCGCTAGTCCCGACAGCACCTTCGTCTGGACTGCATCCGGGTCGCGCGGCCATACGCGACCACGCGGCAGCAGCGCCTGCATTGCAGCGAGGAAGTCGGCCGCCTTGAAGTTCGGTGCAAGCATGGATGCCTCAAACGTAGTTCACGCCGGAAAGCACGGGAAGCTGGCCGAAGCCGCTCGTGATGTTGCCCGGGTAAGTTGTCGTCGTTGCGCCGACCATGCCTTGAACCAAGGTGATGACGAAGCCGCTCGTGCCTGACACCGACGCGATCGCCGATTCGATGTCGGATCGGTTGATCGTGCCCGCGCGCGGGTCGCCGTTCCGGAACAGGACATCAGCTATAGCCGCTGAAATCGCTGCCTTGGTCGCGGGCGACGCGCTCATCAATCCCGAGAGCGTGAACGTCAGATTGTTCGCGACCGGCGCACATGAATACACGAGCGCTGTAACCGGCTGTTCATTGACGATGGCGTCGGCGACGACAAGTTGATCGCCGGTTGCGACCGTGCCGCGGGGCGAGCCGCCCGGTCCCTTGTCGTACTGTGAGCATCCGTTCGTCCCTTGTGGGAATCCGTTGTGCGAGGCCTCCGCAGAGTCCCACATCGTATAAATCACGACCGTCCCGGCTCCGAAGCCATTCGGCGCGCACCAAGCGCGCGTCACACCAGGTACGGCGAGGGCCCAACCGATGTAGTCGTTGAGGTCGCCACCTTGAGGCGTGTTCTGATATGCAGCAAGCATGCGGGTCCGCAGATCGTCGTTTTCCTCGACGTCCGCTCCTGATGCAACCGTGCCCGTGATCGTCCCGGACGACTGCAATCCAGAGACCGCAGCGCCGAGCGCTACAGTCGTGCCTGGATCTGCGTTACCGGCCGCACCCGCCACAGTCGCGACGATCGTCACCGAAAGCGATCCCGTTCCGTCCACCGCCGCTGTCGCGCCCGTCGTGTATGTCGCGCCATCGCTGCGTACGACCTGCGTCCCGGCATTAAGCACCGTTCCCGTGACGCCAGCGAACGCTGCTGTCAACTGCGCTGGCGTCGCTGCCTTCCGATAGACCTTCTTGAGCGCCGCCCAACCTTCCAGATATTCGTCTTCCGCGGTGAACGGAACCGCCTGCTTGGCAATCCAGTCGAGATACCCCATCTGCAGGTTAGACATTCCGGCCTGCACCTTTCCGACCACCTTCAAGACGTTACGGCGCAGCGTTGCATCAGCACCCTGCAGGGCCGAGTTGATGTCAGCCGCCACCTCGCTGATCAAGGTGGAGAGCGTTTTACGTTGGAATGGCATATCAGGTGAGCTGTTGCCATGCCCATGCGTACGTCAGAGAGACGCTGGGCCCGGCCGGTTGATAGAGCGTTATCTGCGCGCCGAGAAACGTGTCGCGCGTCCATTCCGTCTGAACATCCATGCTCGCAACGACGCCGTCATCGACGAGCCACTGGAGCGCCTCGACGATGTAGTCGCGCGCGTTGTTGAGCACCTCTTGAGTCTGCTTCGACCGATCGAGAAGCCAGAGCCGCGAACCGATCGGGCTGTCCTCGTCGAGGTCGCCCCACCAGCCGCGCGGGTCACCGGTGCCATCTGGGATGACGTCGTCGGCATTCGCCGCACGGTCTGTGAACAGGCTAAGCAGCACAGCGGTTTGCAGATCGTTGCCGGTGAGCAGGTCAGGACCGAGCTGCTGCCAATCGCCGCGGCTGTTCGCGGCATCCCAGACGATGCTGATGTCAGGCATCTATTACTCCGGCTGTGTCGGCGGCTGCGTATTGATCGTGCTGCCGCCTGTCTGCACATTGACGATCGGATGCGTGTGCAGGTTGGCGACCGTGCGCATGCCCGCGACGGTGCGCGTATTCGTCTCGTAGTTGTCGATGATGTCGCCCTTGCACTTGAGCAACGGCGTATCGGCGTCGATCTCGGGCGTGTTCGTGATCGTCACCGGCTTACCGCCGCCGTCGAGCACCATGCCGGCTCGCGACAGGTACACCTTCTGACCGGTGTTGTCGTGGATCACGACTTCGCCGCTTTTCAACGCTGTCACGCGGTATGTCGCATTCGAGGTGGCAATGACGATGCCGTTCGTTCGTTCTCCGTTTCCGAAAACGATCAGAGCTTCAGATCCGAGCGGCGGATTCGACGATAGCCCGTACTCGACATAGCGTGGAATGTCGCCCACAGTCTCAAGCGCGTTGATCCTCGCCTGCAGATACTGGACTGTTCGCGTATCGTCGACGAACGAAATCACCGCGCGGCTCACGAACAGACGAATTCGCCGCGAGAGCGCGTTCAGTGCGTCGAGCATCCAGAGTCCTTTACGCCGGCGCTATGTCCGGATCAATGCGTTGAAGAACGAGCGGCTCGGGCAGATATGCCTGGCGCGGTGCGAGCAGAAGCTCGGTATGTGTGCCGTTCTCGTCGAGGATGAAACTGATCTCCGTGATGAGCAGCAGCGTCTTCTCGGGGATCTTGAGCAGCGGCATCGTGACCGGCACCTGATAGTTCAGATACCAAGGCGAGCCGCTCGCATCGGTCCAACTGTCCACCAGCGCTCGCACCTGGCGCGACATGCCGTACGCGCGCGCGATCTGCCAATCGACACGTCGCTCTAAGTACGTGCGATCGGACGAAGGCTGCTCGGACACGATGAACTTCGGCCGATACCGCTTCACGCCAGGGTCGTATGCCGTGTATTCGGGAAGCAGGTTGACGCCAATGTCGGTCGCATTGTTGTAGTTCGTCAGCACGCCCGAGACGCTCGAAAACCGACCCAACGAACTCTTCACTGATACCGCGGACTCGACGTTTGCGCCGAGTTCGAGACCTGTCGATCCGAGCTCGTCGCCGGCCAGCGCGAGACACAACGAGCCATCTTCAAGCTCGAACGCGAGCACTCCGCTGTAGCGGCAACACCGTTCGATAATTTCCCAAGACGTCTCGCTGATCGAGATCAACTGAAACGGGATCGTCGGCAGATCGTCGATGACGGCCTGCAGGCTCGCGCTGACCACCACTTCGATGTCGAAGTTTTTCACTAGCGCACGACAAACCGCGTCAATCCGACTGTTCGCCAGTATCCGATCGACGGGAGCGCTGCAGTCGATCAGATCCTCGCAGCGCCCGCGCCCTGTTGCCCGAATCAGATGCTCGTGCGGCGTGATGATGTATTCGACGGTGTCGACGTACCCGGTCAAAAGCAGATTGTCGGCGTCGATCGCGATCTGAATCGGCACACCACCGATCAGCGAGGCCTCGTCGACCTCATCCGGGAAGCGCTCGGTCATCTCCAGCACGAACGAGCCGGTGCAGCTCTCGATCGAGCGCGTCACGCGCGCGCCTTTCCAACCGGTGATCGAGATACCTGCATCGGGAAGCGTCACCACAAGCGAATTCATCAGTACGTCGCCCCAAGTGCGAATTGACTGGTTGAGCCGGTCGAGCCGCGCTCAACCGTCGATTTCACGTTCGGAGAACCAGAAACCTCAGCGCGCGACCCCTTCGGCAGATTTCCGAGCTCGACCTTCACTCGAAGCTCGCCATCCGCGCGCGCTGGCCCGGCCTCTGGTGCATTCGCTGCCCCCTGATCTCCCGAATAGAGGCCAGCAATGCGGTTCGCTGTCGCGGCGCGTGCCGCGGCTTCGGCTGCCGCTGCCGCCGGGCGCTCGTACAGACGAGATACGACGTCAGCCGCTTGGCCGGGCGTGCGCGACATTTCCAACTCCGCGCCCGCGCGCTGCTCGCCTCCCTGCCGCAATTCATAGTCGACAAATCCGAGCTGCTGCTCGAGCGTCGAGTTGCCGATCCAATTTCCGGCCCACTGCTGAAACGCCGCTTGTCGGTCCGGGTGCCACTGCGCGATGCCGTACGCCTTCCCGTTATCACCGCTGGCGGAGGGATCGATGCCGCTTTCGTGCTGCAAATTCGAAACGATGCCGATTGCCTGCGCGCGGGTCCAGCCGCGAGATTCGAAAAACGAAACGGCGGCCGGCACGTTGGCGTTCGGCTCAGCGCCGACTTGCGCATTCGTGCGCGCGCCGTTGCCGCGCAAGAAATTGCCGAATTTCTCCAGTCCGTCGATTGCGCGATCGCCGAGGTTTGATGCCGGCGGCGCATCGGGCGACGAAGCTGGAACATAGCCTTGACCATTCCAGCGCGTCGGAACGTATTCCTGCCCGTTTAGGCGCGCAACGACTCGCTCAACCCCTTCAAGGAAGGTCGTCAACGCAGGTGCAAGACCGCCGAGAATCGTCTGCTTGGTCTTATCGAACTGCGCATCAAGTCTCGACATCGCCTCGGCGTAGTCGTTGGCGTGACGAATGTCCTCCTCGCTCGGCGCGAGCGCCAAGCCGCGAGAGTAGCGATCACGCACGCCGCCCGCACCCTTGTTCAACAGGTCCTCAAGGCCACCAGCGTCGAGCGCCTCGAACAGCCGATGCCGCGCGAGCGGGCCGTTTCGGCTGTTCACACTCTCGCCAGCCGCCGCAATCTGCTCGAGCAGGCGCTCGGAACTGAACTGCCCGCGCGCGTCGAGTCCGTTGATGCCGTACGCCTGGTAGATCATCCGCTTCTGCGGATCGCGGCCCTGCGTGGACTCGTAGTACCCGCGCGTCACGCCCTCTACCGACGACGTCGCCTGATCCCCACTGATGCCGACCGACTTCGCGGCGTTCTGAA